CTCGACGATCGCGTTTATCGCTCCGGAAAGCCCTTCGATATTCGCCATAATGCCGTCATTCACGGCGCGCACCGCTTCGGCGGCGGTAAGCTGTCCCGCTCCGCCCATTGCGGCGGTCATATCAGCCGAAACGCCGTCCATACTTTCGCCGAAGCCTACGCCCACGCCTTCGCCCATATTCGTACCGATTTCGGCGAACACGGTTGAAGGGGAGTGAATGCCGAAGAAACTTTTAATCCCGCTCACAAGGGAAGAAGCCCAGCCGGTTACTTTGTCCCATAACCACGAAGCCGCGCTTGAAATACCTTCCCACAATCCGTGAAGAAGGTTTGCGCCCGCACTCACCATTTCGCCGCCCAAACTTGCGAACGCCTGTACGATACCGGAAACGATCTGCGGAACCGCTTTGACAATTTCAACAATGATCGTCGGCAAATTCTGAATGAGGGAAACGAACAACTGAACGCCCGCTTGAATGATCTGCGGGATATTCTGCACAAGCGCGTTTACAATCCCGCTGATAATCTGCGGGATCGCCTGTACGATCGTCGTTATGATCTGCGGAAGCGCCTGTATCAGCGCCACAAGAAGGTCAATGCCCGCTTGAACAATCTGCGGGATATTTTCAAGAAGCGCTGTAATGATCCCATTTATGATTTCCGGAATAGCCGAAACAATCGTCGTAATGATTTCCGGAAGGGCGGAAATAAGGGAAGTCAGAAGGTCGATACCCGCTTGAATAATTTGCGGGATCGCCGCCAGCAGTCCATTAACAAGGCTCGTTATCACTTGCGGAAGCGCCGCTACAAGAACGGGGATCGCGTTAATGATACCCTGCGCCAGCCCTGTAATAAGCTGTAATGCCGCGTCAATCAGCATAGGGATATTGTCGATCAGCGTTTGCACCAACTGCGTAATAATCGAAACGATCGTCGGAACAAGCGTCGGCAAGGCTTGCGCGATACCTGTTGCAAGCGTCCCGATCATCTGCAAGGCGAATTCAAGGAAGGTCGGAAGCATCGTCCCAAGCTGTTCAACGATGAACGTTACAAGCCCCAGCAAGCCTTCGGAAAACTGTTGCGCCGCGCCTTCTGCGCCCTCCAGCGCTCCTGTCAGCCCTGTTCCGATAAGCTCGACGAACGGCGTTATCTGTTGCAGAAGATCCGCCGCAAGCTGTTTCAGCTTCGTAACGATAGGTTCGGCAATCGCCCCCAGCGCCGCCATAGCGCTGTTAAGGTTCGCCGTTGCCTTCTGCGCTTCGATAATATCGCCGTTTACCTCTCTGTAAGCCTCCGCCGCGTCGGAATAAAGCCCGTTCAGCGTTTCCGTAATCAGCGCTTGCCGCTCCTGCTCCGTTGTGCAAGCGTCCAGCTTCGATTGAAATTCATCTTCCGAAACGCCCGCCCAATTCAAAGCGTCGGCAAGCCCTCCCGTAATCTGTCCGGTTTTCGCCGTTTCGTTCGCGGCTTCCGTCAAGTTTTCGATCGGCAAGCTGTCGCCGAAGGTCGCATAAACGCCCGTCGCAATATCCGTCCACGTCGCAAGCTCCTGCTCGTTGTTCGTAAGCTGTGCAAGGTGTGCGGCGGCTTCGGTCGCCTGTCCGTCGTCGCCAAGAATGCCGTACAATTCGGTATAAGTGTTCTTTGCATCTTCCGCCGAATGCCCCGCCGTTGTAAAGCCCGCTTCCAGCTTGCCCATATTTTCGCGTGCTTCGCGCGTACTCTCTGCAAGCCCTAAAAAGGCGGTAGCCGCCGCGCCGATCGCCGCGCCCATTGCGGCAACGCCCGCCCCGATTGCCTTTCCTACTTTTCCCACGGTGTCGCCGACGCTTTCCCAATCGATCTTTGAGCTTTTCAGTTTCTTTGAAGTGTCGTCAAGCTCCCGTTGAACCTTCACCATTTCGGCGCGTGTGTTGTTAAGGTTCGTTTGCATTTTCTGATAGGCGGGATCGGTAGGATCGATCCCGCCTTCACGCATTTTCTTCAATGCCGCTTCTGCGGCTTTCGCTTTCTTTGCCTGTTCGTCAAGCTGTTTTTGTAGAATATCCTGCTTCCGTGTAAGCGCTTCAATACTTTCCGCATTGTCGCCGAATTCCGCCGTCGCCAGCTTCATTTCCGATCCGATTTCGCGAAGGGAAGTATTGATACCTTTACAGGCGGCGCGGTATTCTTTTTCGCCTTCAAGAATAATTTGCGATTTGATTTGCTCTTCCTTCGCCATTTACAACCCTCCTAACACGTCGTCAATATCGGCTTCCGGCTCTTCCGGCTTGAAGCGATCCGGATTGAATTGTTTGTGTATCCTAAAAAGCGTCAAGATTTTATACGGTGTCATTCGCCATACTTCGGCTTCGCTCCACCGAAGAAGCGTAACGCCGATATAAAGAAGGCGGGCAAGGTCGATTATTCCTTGCCCGCCGCCGCGTTTTTTCTGATTTCGTCGTCCTCTCCGTCGTCCTCTTCATCGTCGCGGGCGGGCGGCTCTTCCGTGCCGTTGTTGCCCAGCGAAAACGCCTTGAAGATCGAAGATTTCACTTCGTTAAAATTGCCCGTATGAATGAGTTTGCCCACCTGCTTTTCGGTAAGCTCTTCGTCGCCGTCCTCTGCACCTTCGTTCAGAAGCAGGGTAAGAAGCCAACGAAGGTTCTTCACGCTGTCTTTTCCGGAAAGCGCCTTGTCCAGCTTGTCAAAGCCTCCGAATTTGTCCTGCATTTCGTCAATAACGTTCAGACTGAAAAGAAGGTGTCTTTCCTTGTCAAGTGTGATCGGGAAACGCCCGTCTTTAATTGCGCTCATAAAACAATAAGCGGGAAGCCGTTTCCGGCTCCCCGCTGTACCCCCTTTCTAAATTAGCCCGCCGAATCAGTATTGTTCGGCTCTCTCACCGTAGTAAACCAAGCCGCCGCGACGCTCTCGGTCGGCAATGCGACGTGTTCAGCCTTCCACAAGCCGTCAGAACGCTTGATGAACTGCCCGACGATCTCCGGCGTAGTAAATTCGATACTGTCGCCTTTCGTCTGGTAGTTTTCGGAAGGGATCGCGAACTTCACCTTGTAAAGCCAAATGTACTTATAGCTTCCGCCCGCTTTCTTCGCGCGGAAGCCGATTGCGAAATAAGGCGGTTCGTCCGTATCCGAACCGTAGACCACCATATCGTCGTCCTGCTGTTGCCCAAGCAGGGCGGCAAGGTCAGCCGGAAGAAGGTCATTGACGTTCAGCGTCAATTCTCCCGAAACAAATTCCTTTACAACCTCGTCGGCTCCGTCGTCCGCGTAAAGGATCGCTTCGGCAACCTCCACGGAAAGCTCCGCCGAAATTGCCTTCGCCATTTTTACGGGCGTGCCGTATTCCTCCACGCCGCCGTCGCCGATCGTGATAGGCGCGCGGTAAAGGTCGCGCAATCCGATTGTAGCCATATTCGTTATACCTCCATATACTTGAATTCCACGGGAACGTGATAATAGCCCGTGTTTTCCTCGAACACTTCCGGATCAAACGTGATCCCGTAGAACCCCGCTTCCTTCAATGCCCGTTTTGCGCTCCGCATAAGGGCGATATAATCCACACGGGAATAAATATCCGCCCTGTACGTGAATTCCTCCGCGCCGCTTTCATCGTCCGAAAAATGGGTATCCAGCCCCACGACAATCTGATACGTGATAAAGGTTTCTGCCTTTCCGGTGTAAATCAGCCGTTCGACGGGATAGCCCAGCTTTTCAAGCGTCGTTTTTACAAGTGTATCAACGTCCGTCATTTTGCTTCGCCTCCCATACGCGGCGCATTTCATCGTTTACAGCGTCCGCCGCCTTCGTATTCGCCGCCGTGAACCACGGGCGCGCTGGCATATTCTTTCGTCCGTATTGCAGGACGAAGCCTTTTGTCGCGTTCCGTACCCCGTGCCTGTCTTTCCCGTCCGGATATACTTCAACCATCTTCCCGTTGTCCCGCTCCTTGATTTTGGAAACAACGATCGACGCGGCAAGATCGCCTGTGCTTCGGCGGCTCCGGAACATTGTTCGGATTTCCGCCCGCTGTGCTTCCTGCATTACCGCGCCGCCAGCTTTCAGCATTTCCGGTACTGCCTCTTCCGCGATTTTCGCGCGTTGAAGCATTTGTTCTTGTAGGTCGTCAAGCCCCACAACGTTAAACCGTGCCATTTCCGCCGCCTCCTTCCGTCGTGCCTCCCGCCGCGTTTGCGGCGCTCTGCGCTTCGGGGAAGCTGGAAAGCGTCAATTCCACAAGCTCTCCGTCGTCGTGAATGTACGTCCGAAGAATGCGATAGCGTTTCCCGCTCGAAACGGGATATTCCGCGATCGTTTCCCCGCTATATTCCATTGCGTAAACGTCGAACTTGATTTCGGCGGCGTGTCCCGCCATTTCCGCTTTGTAGAACTCCGAATACCCTACGGATTTTTTATCAGCGAAAACCGTTGTCGCCGTTTCCGGCTTCCTTGTAGGGAAGCCGTGTTCGTTTGTCCGCTCCGAAGGTTCGGAAAGCGCGATCAGCGTTATTTGATCTCTCCAGCCCATTATCCGCCACCGCCTTCCGTGTATTCGTCAGACAGCGACAAGGCGCATTTCAAGTAATCGTATGCTTTCCTGTGCCTTTCGCCTTCGCCGCCGAAGTTATCTTCGGATTTCGCGTACAGAATGATTGCGCGGTCTAAAAGGGGATCGCCCAGCGTTTCGCTGGACGATCCCGCATTTTCCGGAACGTTGATACCGACAAGCCGAAGATCAGCGATACCGGAAGTAATGTAATCTTCGATTTCGTCGTCAAATGCGGCGGCTGTTTTTCGCAAAGCCAGCTTTACCTTGTCAAGCATCATCGTTCAACCCTCCATTACGCGCCCGCCTTTACCAGCTTCACGAAGGCTTCGCCGATTGCGGGCTGGCAATCAAAGATCGCAATACCGCTGTATTTGTAGCTGTTCGTGTCGATGTCATAGGCGTTCTTGACGTTGATACTTTCCGCAAGGTTCGCGCAAACCTTCTTGAAGTCGCCCAAGAAGGCTTCGTGTTCCTTCACGTAATCGGACAGAAGAACCGGATAGCCGTAAACAAAGTAGCTGTTGCCCTGCACGGTTACAATATGGTTCTTGCTGGTATCCTGCAACGGCATAAAATCGGTGAACAAGGTTCGCTTGCTCATAACGAATTTTGCGTTGCGGTCGTATCCGGCGTTCAGAAGCCCGATCAGCGTCTGGACATTCGCGGCGGTAAGGGAAGCAGAAGCGCCCACGGAAACGCTGTTCGTTGCGCCCCAAGTGTTCGCCTTGTCAATACCCTTCGGCTGGGAAGTGCCGGTTCCGTTGATGAAGAAATCTTCAACCTTGCGGGCGATCGCCTCTGCAAGCATATCAACGATCCAGCTTTCAAACGCCGCAATGCTCATTGTCATAACGGTATCGGAAATCTGAACCAGCTTCACGATCTCGTACCCGCTCAAGGTTACGGTGGTAAGGGTATCGGCGGCGGGAGTGATTGCGGCGTTCTCGGTGTGAATAGCCGCATCGTTGTTCGTGCCTTCCACAACGAACTTCACCGCGCCTTTAACGTGAAGAAGGGTAACTTCATTCAGCATCGGCGCAAGTTTCTTTACCTTGCTGATAATCTCGTTCGCGGTCTGCGTCGGCACAACCTCCGCGCCCGTGCCGCTGGCGTTCGCATAGGCGCGCTTCTCCGCGTCGGTAAGGGGAAGGCGGCGAAGGTTTTTCAGCCACGCGGAACGATATTCGGGCGTGCCGTAAGGATCTTCCGGATCGGCGTTACCCTCTTCCTTCTTCCCGAAAGAACGGATAGAAACGCCACCGCCCTTCGCGATATTATCCAGAATGCCGTTGCGCTTCTCGGCGGCGGCAATCAGTCCGGCGCGCTCTTCGGTAAGCTCCTTCGTTTCATTCTCCAGCGCGTCGATTTCCTCGGCTTTCATAGCGTCGCCGCGCTCTTCGATCTCCTGCTTGATAGCCGCAAGGCGGGCTTCAATCTCTTTAATTCTCATTGTGTTAAACCTCCATCATAAGTTTGATTTTAAGAATTTGCTTCCGGCGCTCCAGCCGCTCCTGCTGTTCTCTTTCGATCACTCCGTCGAAATAGGAACGCGCCGAAATATCGGTATCGGCGTTCGCCGGATAAGATACCGCCGAAACGTCGTAAACCTTCTTGATCTTCAAGATCGTTCTTGTGTGCGTGTCTTTGTTGTATGCGTCCTCCGATACGGTGAACGCCCACGACATTTTGCAAATAAGCCCCGCGTCGATACTCGCGTAAAGGCGTTTTGCCTCTTCGGTAAGGCTCAAATTTGCGGCAATAAATAAGCCGCCGTCCTGCGGTTCCAGAAGCAGGGAAGGCGGCTTGTTCTTTGCCATCTTGTTTCGGGCGAATACCATTCCGGAATGATCGAACTGCATAATCACGTCGGACAGGTCAGCGCCTACAAGCGCGTTCCGGTCGATCATTTCGCAATACTTGATCCCGCCGTATTCGTACATAACATACGGCTTATTGAACGTTGTTGCGAAGCCTTCGACGTAATAATCGGTATCAAACCTCTTCTCCGTTGTCCCCTGCGGGATCATCAGCGGCTGGAACATTTGACGGTATTCCCGTTCCTTCACTACTGGCATTCGGTGTAACCTCCTTTCCTAACTCTGATACTTCCGCGTATTCCTTGCGAATATAATACTTGTCCCCGCCTTCGACGTGCGACATATTCCAAATATCCATAACGCCGTTACGGTTTAACAAGCCACGGTCAAATAATTGTGTGCTGATATTCAGCTTCGTATTATTGCTTGCGTATTGAAGCCTGTTCGCGGTAAACGTGATCGCGTTCCCGAGGGATAATTCCCGCTGTGTATAGGTCATATTCGACATAACCAGCGAAAGCTGGATCGCGAAAGGCTCGATCTTGCCTTCGTAGTAAGCGTTCCATTCATCTTCGGTATAGCTGTTCTGAATGATTTTCGCGTTCGTCCCGAAGTAGTTAAAGACATTTTCGTTGATCTGCGCCATCTGCGCGGCGTTTACGGTGAACGGCTTGCTTTCGATCGGCTTTACGTCCGCGAATTTGCTATCGTAGATCACCATTCCGGATTGATTATCCGCCGAAAGGTTATCCGCCGTGAAGCGCTTGCGCTCTTTCGTAATATCTTCCGGCTTTAACATATTCGCAACCTTCGCCAAGAACCGGACGGAAGCCGAATTTTTAACGCCGTTGATAATGCCTTGATTTTGCGTATGGATCAACTGCATTGTAGGACGAAGCGCGGCGTTACTCTCTCCGAAGAAATCGTCGCTATACTGAAATTGCGTCATAACGCCGACGCGCTCGAACTCGATTGCCGCCCGCTGTCCGTTTGCGAAGGTGTATCGCAAGAAGGGCGCGCCCCTGTATTCGACAACTTCGCAACGCTGGGGAAGCAGGGGATAATACCCCGCGATCCCGCCGTATTTATCTTCGATCGGAACAATGAACGCCGTGTTATTCACCGAAAGGATCGTCGCGATCCGGTAAATGAACTTCGACGTATCCATAAACGGATTAGGGCGGAACTGCAATACCCTTTCAAGGTTCTTGTACGCCGTCCCGCTGATTTCCGGTTTCAACTTTGAACAGAAATTCGCGAACGAATGAATAGCCGCCCGCGTAAGCTCCATTTCGTAAAGGCTTTCCGGCGCGTTCGTGAAAACGGGCGAATACCCGTTAAGCATTTTGAAGTATCCTTCCGCTTGAATATCCGAACGCGGTTTTCGGAAAATCGTTTCAAAAATTCCCATAGTTTTATCACCCCGCATTTTTCAGCATTTCGCCGATCTCGTTATAATACTTCTGCCGTACCGTCATAGCGTCGATCACGGAAACGAAGCCGTCGATACGCGCCCGCTGTTCGATTTTTACCGGACGGAACTTCCGCGTTTCCATATTGTGCTTTAACGCGACGTTGAGGAAATGCGCTTTCAGAAGGTTATTATCCGCGATCTTGAAATTGCCGTCTTTGATTATGCCTTCAAACTCCCGAATAACGGGCGCAAGGTTTTCACCCTGCCATACGTCGTCCGTCTGGAAGCCCGCCGCCTTCAAGTCGTCGATCAGATATTGCGCGCTGTAACGGTCGTAGCCGATTTTTAGAATATAAATGCCGTACTGATCCCGAAGGGCGGAAAACCATTCGTAAACGTCCCTGTAATCGACGTGATTTTCGCCGGACAGCTTCACGATCCCTTGCTTGACGAATATATCATACGGCACGCCGTCCACCGCCTGTGCGGTTTCCAGCCTGTTCGCGGGCATAAAGAATTGTGCGAAGGCATAAAGAACGCCGCCGCGCTCAATAATCACGCTTGCGGCTGTAAGGTCTGTTGTCTGCGATAGGTCGATACCGCCCACCGCGTAACTGTCTTTGAAATCCTCCAGCTTGATTTTTTCACCCGCTCGATCGACAACGACATAATCAAGCCAAGCGACGGAAGAATTCTGCTTGATATTGCAGTATTTGCAAAGGAATTCTGCCCGCTTTGAAAGGCTCATTTCCGCGACGGCGATTTCCTCTTTGAAGAATTCCGGCGAAACGGAAACGCCCATATTCGGATTTGCCTTTTTTAGCTCTTCAAGGTCGTTCCATTTCTCCACGTCGTCGATCATATAAAGCAGGGGAAGAAGGCGGCGTTCTTTGCTTCCGCCTTTCAGAAACGCCGTAGATCGCGCCATCAATTCGTCGAAAATACCGTCGTTTTCGTATCCCGCCGTACTGATAGACAGGATCAGCGGCTGGCGGCGTGCGCCAAGCGCGGATTTCATTACTTCGTATTGCTTCAAGCCGCCGTCGCCGCGCCAAGACGCGACTTCATCGTTCACGACTAAATGCGGATTGAAGCCGTCCGATTTCTTCGCATTGAACGCCAGCGGCTTTATTGCCGTGTTGCTTTCCTCGATGTAAATATCCGAACGGCGCTTCTTCGCAAGCTCCGAAAGCTCCGGTTCTTTTTTAATCATCTGGAAGAAGTTATCGTAAACGATGTTCGCTTGCTCCAGCTTCGGCGCAAGGCAATAAATCTTTGCCCCGTATTCACCGTCAAGATATGCCATATACGCGATCACGGCGGAAGCGAAAAGCGTTTTACCGTTTTTCCGCCCGATCACAATAAACACTTCGCGGAATATCCGCACGTTATCTTCGTCAACTATCCCGAAGATCAGCGATACCGCCGCTTTCTGCCATAGCTCCAATTTCAGAAGGTCGGTTCGTCCCTCGCAATGATGGCAGAAGTTTTCGATAAAGCGAATTGCCTTGTTCGCCTTCTTTGCGTTGAAAAGAAAAAGCCCGTTTTGAAGCCCGCTAACGATGTATTCATAGATCAGCCGCACCCATTTTCCGACGACAATTTTTCTCGTCGTTATGCCGTCGTAATACTCGTAAATGTAATTTGAAAACGGCATTTTTATTCGTCCCGCAAGGCTTGCAGACGGCTTTCTTTTTTCTTTTCGGGCGGCACAAGCTCGCAAAGCTGTTTGATTATGGCGGCGTGATTTTTCGTCATAGCGATATGCGTTTTTACTGCGTCGCTCTGTTTTGTCCCGCTCTGATTTGCGCCGTTTTGGTATTCGACGGTGTAACCCTCTTCGTTAATGATTTCCTGCAACTCTTCAAGGGATACCGCCATAAATGCGGCGTTGCGGATAAGGCTTTCGACGGTCTGCAACTTGTTTTTATCCAAGTCGCGGAAAACCCGCTTTAATCGGTTTATCTCTCTCTTAATCTTTTGATCTTTCGTTAAGTCCTTCTTTGTCGCCATAATTATCACCCCTTTTCGGCGGATACCTACACCCCTTTTTCGCGTACACCCGTTATGCGCGCGCCTGCGGAGTAAAATTAACCTCCCGCCCTCGGTGTTTCACCCTCCCTAAATCCTCGGCGAATAGGGGGGAGTATCACGTTTCCGTTTTCGTCAAACGAATATCGCTTTTTCCGCTTCGATCGATGGTGTTCTTTGTTATGACAATCTTGACAAAGCGCTTCGAGATTATCCCACGAAAGCGCAATGTATGGATCGTTTACGTTTTGCTCTGTCAAGTATGTTTTGTGATGTGCAATCTTTGCGGCGACGGGATCGTCCGGTGTAGAACAACGTTCGCACAAGTAGCCCTTTGATTGCAAGAAGGCATCACGGCAAGAACGCCAAGCGTCGCTGTTGTAGAACTGTTCTGCCCACGGCTTCATACTCGCACCTTCCTTTCCCGCGCATAATAAAAGCGCCCTTCCGGATTGCTCCGAAAAGGCGCTATTCGTGCGCTTGCGTCTTGCGTAAGAATTCATCGTAAACAGTATAGCATAGATATATTCCCCTTGCCACCCCTCGATATTGTCGCGATATTGTCATTTATTCGCCCGCCTTGCGCCTGTACGTTGCCGCACTCACCGCCGCCGCGATCCCGAATACGCATACCGCCATATCGTTTACGATCTTGTTCCGCCATCTGCACGCGGTCTTTACGCCCTTCAAAACGCCCGCTTCTTCAAGGTCGAAGGCTAATTCCTCCCACGTGTAGGGCTTGCCGCTCTCGCGCGGCTTGCCTTCGTAATCCTCGCCGAAGTAGTACATACGAACCACCGTGAATTCCTTGCGGTCGCGGTAAAGGTTTATAGCCCTCTCCAGCCGCTCGAATCCGTACTTCGTTTCCCGATACTGCCGCCTTTTTTCTTCCCGCATTTCCTCGACAATATCGGCTTCGGTTCTCTGCTCATAAAATCCCGTGCTTTTGCTCCCCGCCGCGAAGGTCTTTCGCCCTGCGTGATATTCCACTTCGCAATAGGCTTCTTCATTAGCGACAAGCGCCGCCAGCTTCTTGTAGTTATACAAAAGCGTTTCCATAGCCTTGAAGTAATTGACATACGCGCCCGCCGTGTCTTTGTATGCTTCATACGCACCCGCGCGGGCGGCTTCGTTGATCGCTTCGCGCAACTCTTCGGAAATGCCCGTTTTTTTCTTCGCCATTTTTCAGCCCTCCGTTTTCCGCTGTAAGTAGTCGATAATCACGCTTGCGGCTTCCTGCCAGCCCTTGCAGATTGCCGCCGCGTAACCCTGTTCTAAAAGCCCGTCGATCCAGCGCACCTGTTCTTCGCTGATCCTCCCGCCGCGTTGCCGTTTAAGCTCGATATAAAGCCCGTGATTTCCGCCGCGTGCAACGGGAAGGCAAAGATCCGGAACGCCGGATTTCACGCCCTGCGCCCGAAGGCGTGCCGCCTCGATCTTGTTTCTGCTCCCGCCGTTCGGAACGTGATACAAAAGCGTCAATTCCGGAAAGCGCCCCGATTGAAGCGCCGCCCACTCGAAAAGCGCGATTTGTTCGTCCGCTTCCGTAGGAACAGGAAGGGAAGGCGTGTTATTTTTCCGCATTTTGCTTCGCCTCCCAATCGTTGAAGAAGAAAAACGGCTTCTTCTGTGCCACCGCTTCGCCGAACTCATATTTTGCGCCCCTGCTTTCCGTCCAATCCGGAAGGAAGCATACTTCGGCGCATTCGTTCAGCATTGCGCCCGCCATTCGCATATACGCTTCCCACGTGAAGCCCTCCGAAGGCAGTAACGCTGGATTGACGACAATAAAGCCACCTTCCTCCAGCTTCTTCTGCGCTTCATAGAATTTTGAGCGGTAGAACGGATCGCCCGTAATCTTCCCCGCAATGTAAACTGTCTTTTTCTGCATTGTTTTTCCTCCCTTCATCAAAACAGCGTTGTTTGCGTTGCCTTTTCCTGTTCCTCCAGCAGATCAAACAGGCGGATTTGCGCTTTCTCTTCTTCAAGCCGCCTGTTCGCCGCCTCGAAATATTTTGTATTGATTTCAAAGCCCACGTAATCAAGCCCGCCGATCCGCTGGCAAGCGACAAGGGAACTTGCGCTTCCGGCGTGCGTGTCTAAAATCTTCATACCCTTTCGGGCAAACAGGGATAAAACCCATTCATACAGCTTCACGGGCTTTTGCGTAGGGTGGATCGTCCCTTCGATCTGCAATTCCACGCGGTTAAGCGTGAAAATCCGTGTCGGCGTGTCAAAGCTGGTGTATGCAAGCCCACAATCAGACATTGAAAGCCCGCGTTGCCCCTTGTCCCATACAAGCCAGCCTTTATGCGCCTGTTTCAGCATCGGAACAAAGTAATTCCCGCCCCAAATGATTTGTTCACGGGATACCCGTTCAAGCTCTCGGAAATATTCTTCGGTCGGCGGCTTGTTGTCCCAGCCTTCCCGCGAATGCTCCTTCCGGTTATGCTTCGGATTTCTGCAAACGCGCTTCCGCTGTCCGTCAATCCCGATCCCGTAAGGCGGATCGACGATTGCAAGGTCGAAGAACCCATCCGGAAATTCCTTCATTCCCTGCATACAGTCCAGATTATAAAGCCTGTTCAATTCAAGCACCGTCGATCGCCTCCTTCCTCTCTTTTTTCTCCCACCCCTCCGCCCCTCCCGCTGGGAGGGGAACAGGCTCAAAGGAATAAACCCCGCGCCCGATCCTTTATGCACATTTCCCCAGCCTTCATTGTGGAAAAGTGCAAGCCGCCTTGATAGATTTTCTTTCCCCGCCGCCGCGCTGTTCCTATCACTCACGCTTCGCCCCGTAAAGGTCAAGCGGCTTCGCCGTGCTTCGCAACCTTGACGGGCTGAACCGTTCGTGATCTCTGATAAACAGGCGACGGGGAATAAACGAAAATCTATCTTCAAGGCTTCTTCTGTGATCGAAGCTGTGCTTCGTCGCCAAACGTTACACATTTACAAGGCTTTAGAAATGCTGATCCGAAATCAGCCTTTACCGTCCTTCGCCGCTCGTTTCCGTTTGCGCTTCGGCGGCTCTAACACATACTTAAAATAAAGGTATCCATACTTCGTACTTTTCGTTTCTACTAATATATAGCCCTTCGGCGGGCGCGGCGGCTTGCTCTCCGTGTAAACCCTCTTTGCAACGGTCGGCGTTTCCCGATCCGGCTTCCGCGCGTTGCGCGTCTGCTTCCAGCGGTGTCCGCCTTGTTCCTTCGTCCAATGGTCGAAAAGGTAATTTGCAAGCCCTGTGTAATCCTGCCCGTGATCCACGCCGTCGTAATAGTTATGTTCGCGAAGGTGGTTGATCCGGACGATATTTCCGTAAATCCATTGTTTCTTGATTGCTTCTTCCGGCACGCCGTCCGAAAGCATATGCGCGTGAATTCTGTTCGTGTTCTTGCCGCGTCCTAAATAAATGAAAATCACTGCATCGGGGAAGGCGTATTTCAGCCGCCGCACGAATAGATCGCGTATCCGCTTCGCTTCCTTGAAGGTATGTACTTCGTTTTCGTCGTCCAGCGTCAGCGTGCTATATAATGAACGCGGGGAAAAGTTTTCATTTACCAGCCGCGCGTGTTTCCGTCTTGATATTCCGATCTTGTGTTGTTCTCGCTCTTCCTCTGTCTTAAAGCGCGGGCGCGGTTCAGCCTTCTTTATATCGGTAAGCCTGTCCGATACGTTGAAAACCTCCTGTTCGCACACAACGCCCGAAAAAATCCTTCTTTTTACTCTCTGCATACGTCAAGCCGCCTTCCTTTGACAAAAAGCCGCTTTCGTGCTATACTATCTAATGTATTGAATAGCCTTATACGGCAACCCCGAACGGGGAAGAACCGTCCTGTACGCCCATACAGGACGGTTCTTTTTTATTTATCCATTGTTCAGCCCGTCGCCCTGCACGAACTCTTCGCATTGCGGTTCCTCGCAAGGCTTGAAGCGCATTCCGTTTTCGCAACCTACGCACGGGGAAGGGCGCACCCCGTCCGGCGTGAAGCCCTCGCGGATCTTCTCGCATTCCTCCAGCCGCGCGCATTGATCGCACCAGCACTTCCGGCAATCGCCGATTTCCGTTTTAACGGAACGTTCCCGTTCCTCTTCGGTTTTCCGGATTTCGCGGATCGCGGTTTCCTCCAGCATAACGTCGTAAGCGTCCATACCCGCTTGAAAGCCTCGGATCAGCGCCGCAACCGCGAAGCCCAGCGCCGCGCCCGCTTCTTCAAGCGCTTCTGCGTTCAGCTTAATTTCGCTCATTCCCGCTTCTCCTTTGCATATCTGCGTTGTAGCTGTATCCGGTATTTTTCTTCGTGCCGCGCTTCCCGCAAGTGCGGAAGATCGCGACGATCACGCAATAGATAACCAAAACCGCCGCCGCAATGCAGATAATCCCGCAAAGCAGGAAAAAGGCGTTTTGCATAAATTCAAACATTGTCATTAAGTACAACCTTCTTTCCCTCCATTACGCCAGCTTCTTTTAAGCGCTTGCGTAAATGCTTTTGCTGTGCAAGGATCGAAAGGGCGCGGCGCTCGTTCTGTCTGTACTGCTTCGCTATATCCTTTATATCCTCGCTTTGATAGTATCCAGCGCCGTCCTGCGCGTTAATAATGATCGCGCCCCTGCGCCGTGCCTGTTCGATTTCTTCACGTATCTTCCGATCCGGCAAGCCCGTTGCCGCGCGAAGGTGTGCGCGTGTTACCGCGTTTTCCTTGCCGAACGGAATATAATCTGTAATGCTTGCCGCCCGCATTTCCGTTATTCTCCTTTCTCGAATACCTCTTCCGGTTTGATGTTCCACGCCGCCGCAATATGCTTCATCATATCGACGGCTTCGGCGCGCTTCTTCATATCCCCGTCAAGGTAAGATTTCAAGATTTCCGATTTCAGAACGCAAAGCGGGCGAACGCCGTAGCTCCCGCTGTACGCGTCGATGTAGTCCAGCGTACCGCCGGAATAGACGTGGCGGACGTAGGAATTTTTCGGGCTGTCCGGTGTAGCTGTCCACCACCAAGTGTCCGGAAGCTCCGGAATGTTGCCGCGAAGAAGCCTGTATTCGTCGCACGTGATAAGCCCGACGCGGACGCAATCGCCGCCGTAGTCCTTCAAGCCGTCGTCGGCGGTCAAGTCAACGTTGAAATACTCGAACATCGCTTCCGGCGCTCCCGCTCCGATCAGCTTTTGCAGGAATTCGCCGTTCAAGAACTCGCGAATATCGGACGCGGCGAAATCGTTTCGGTTCTTCGTGTCAAAAGCGCCGTTTCCGATACACTCCGAAGCAATGCACTTCACCCAGCTTTCGGCGGTCTGAATGATTGTGAAGGCGATCCCGCCGATCGTGATTTCCTGTTTCGGCATAAAGCCGTGTTTGTTCTCTGTCATATTGAAAAGCCCCTTTCTTTCCTCGGGCGGTTCTCCCGCTCGATCAATGATCCTGTTAATGTACCAAATAGCCTTTTGTAAATCCTCTTCACCGTTCTTGCGCTTCCAACGCCACAAGTATTTGATCGCGTTTGCCGTGCAGAAGGCTTCGATCCCTTCAAGCCCGATTGTCGCCGCCTCCAGCGCGTCGATACACTCGATCCCGCCCGCGTTGTAATGCGCTGGGTGGTTTACCCGCTCCGCCATTGTCAACACTTCTTCCCGCCGTGCCTGTACGGGCGCGTTCTGTTATATTCGTGCTTCTGCGAAATTGCCGCGTCAATGTCAATTCCGGCATATCCGCAATAATCAAGAACGCGGATAATCACGTCGGCAAGCTCGATCGGTATTCCTTCCGGCTTCCCGTTGTTTCCGGCGTAAACCTCCGTAGGCAAGCGCCCGTTGCGGTATTCCTCCAGCGCTTCGGATACCTCCGAATGAATGAGCGCCAGCACTTCGGGGAAGCCGCGTTCTTCGTCCCACCAGCCGTGATCGACGGCGTTTTCGTGAATTTGCTTTGCAACCTCGTTAATTCCCGTCATTATCGTTTTTCCTCTCTTTCTGTTTGTCTTTCGGCTCTCCGCCGTCGTTGTTCGTGTTCCTACAATCGCACGTTTCCCCGTTGTCAAGGTGTGCGCCGCAATGGTCGCATACTTTGTACTTCATTTCTTCGTTACCTCCGTTCTTTGGAATAATCAGACGGCGCAACCCGTCCGCGCATAGCGTCAAACCGTGTTCGCGAAGATAGGCGCGGCGGCGTTCCGCCTCTGCCGCCTCCCAGCCGCAAGTAGGGCATTCGGAAGCGTTGCATTTCTGAACCTTTTTCGGATCAATCCCTAAAAGGCAGATATATTCGTGTTTCTCACTCATTTTTCACCCGCTCCCCGTTATAGATAACTACCATAGAAGGGAAGGGCGCGGGATCGCTGGCGTTCCCTTCGTCGTCTGTGAAGCGAAGCCGCCCGCGAACGAAGCGGATTTCTGCTTTCTCGTATATGTAATCGTGAAAATAGGCTGTATCCGTTCGAGCGGGAATAAGCAGTACAATAGCGTACCCCCCCCCCCGCGTGCTTCTTCGTATGCCTTCTTTACCCACTTTCCGATCTCGCGTCCATAAGGCGGATTGCAGAAAACCGCGCCGCCGCGATCCCAGCTTTGCGAAAGCCCGTCCGTTTCCGGCGTGTAGTATAGCGGGCATTTTGCCGTTTTGTCGGTCGCCGCCGCGTCAAGCACGAAGCCGAATTCTTCGTTCAGACGGTCGAAGAAGTCTTGCGGCGTACACCAATCCATTTTCTTTGAAGATAGAAGCGCACTATTCACCGCCGCCAGCCTCCTTTCCGGAAATTGGTTTTGTTTTTCCGTCCGCGAACGCTTTTAACGCCTTCGCTTTGCTTGCGTATGTTTCCGCCGTTTCAATCCCGCATATCGGGCAATATACGAAATATTCCTTGTTTTCTTCGTCGGCGTAAATAATCGCGTTTTCAACGTCGCCGCCACAATGCGGGCATTTCGTCTTTTCTTCTTTGAACCCTCTCTTCTTTTTGATTTCCGGCGTATCTTCTATATGTTCATCGGAATATACGCGAACAACCGCCGCCACCTGTTCAAAGTCCAGATAAACGGGCTTGTTTTCCGTGATCCCTTCAATGTTGTATCCGGTCACCTGTCCGAAGCCGTTTTGCTGGATCGTGAACTTGTCGCACTTGATAGCGAATTCCGAACCGCTCTTCAAGATAACGCGGATCGTCATTTTAGGCATTGTCCGCCACCTCGCTTTCGTCCTCGACGATCTCACCCGTAGCAGGATCAACGTTTAAGGAATATTGTTCCGGCTCTGCGGCGTGTTCCAGCGCCTTCTTCCGTTCCCGAAGGTCAAGGGAAAGAACGCATTGTTCCGTAAGCCTCTTCAAGTTGTCCACAAACTGCTGGCTAATCACGTCATACGGCATAATTACCGCTTGAAGCAGGAAGCCCGCTTTCGCTACGATGTAGGGCGTTCCGCCGGGCGTGATCCGCTCGTACAGCTCCAGCACGTCTAAAATATCTGATACGGGCGAAAGATAGCGGCTTTCGATGAACACAAGCCCGCGCCGCGTCTGCAACGGCTTCAAGGTTCTTCCGGAATAAGCGATCGAAATTGCTTCCCGCTCGACGGGCTTTTCGTTCGCGTCCGTATCCTCGAAGCTGATTTCCGAAGGAATGCCCGCTACTTGAACGAACCAATCTTCCCGCTGTTTTTCCGGAACGTCGAAGATTGTTAAAAGGCTTTCTTTATCCAGCGCCGGAAGCCCCGTTACCGGATAAGCCGCCGCGCCGTCGCCGATGTATTGAACAACGCCGCCGCCTTCGGTGTACCGCTCATAAATAACGGCGTATTTGTTCTTCTTGCAGATCGCCGCGATATTTTTAATCTTCATCTTCCGCCACCTCGCTTTCGTCTGCGTCGTCCCGCTCCGTAATCGGCGGAAGGTCAACGCGGGGAAAACGTACCGCAAGCGCGATTTGGCAACCGCAACGCGGGCAATCCATAGCGCTAAACCGCATCGGCGGTTTTGTCAGCGCGTCCATAAATCCGCGCGGTTCCTCTGCAACGTAGATTTCTTCCTTTGTCGGTGTTACGCGGTATCCGCAAACGCCGCACGTCTGTTTTCTTGTAAACATATTGAATAGCCCCTTTCCGGTTAATATCTGCCGTAAACCCGAACAACGGTGAAGGGCTTGTCCGCCTTCGTCGCCGTTACGATTGCCGAAGTCATAAAGGACACGCGCAAGAAGTCCCGCGCCGCCCGCTTTGCAAGCCTCCACGTAATCATTCGGGCGTTAGGTTCCTGCATTGCGTCGCCGTCCAGCGGATACTCGCAAATAAGAACCGTATTTCCGAAAGGTCGCCGCGCTGGGCGCTCCTTCATAAATTCTTTGTTGCCCTCTTTGCACTTCACAATTTCAAGCGCCTTCGGGAACTGCCAGCCGCCGTCCTGCTTCTTGTCTTTTGCCATAATTGCCGCCCCTTTCTAATCGTCGTAAGGATTTTGTAAGCTCCAATCCCACGTTTCAGCGTCTTTCCAGCCGATCGTGAAATGATTGTTCCGTCCGTCCCCTGTGAAGTACAGGTATTCAGCCGGAAGGACGCGCCCGACGTTTTCTTCCCCGTTTTTCTCTGCGTGATAGCGTTTCAGCACGTCAGCCGCCAGCGTCGCAAGCTCCGGAAGAACGGGATAATCCGGCGAATATCCGGCGAACTGATACGGCGCTTC